AGGGAAGAAGATGACATAGCACTAGGCAAGGACTATGAGGAAGAGGAGGATGAGGATGGAGACCCCGACCAATGGCACGACGCGCAGTTTGAAGACTGAGCAGATACTAGGTAACTGTCATGGGGATTCTAATCCCGATGCATGGTTTCCTGATGTACCGCAAGGTGGTCGAACGGAAAAGAACACAGCCAAATTAGTGGCAGAGACACGCAGGGCTTTAATCCTGTGTAACGCATGCCCAAAGAAAGCCGAGTGCCTTAAGGAAGGTATGGAGCATGAAAACTTGGGCTTTGGTATTTGGGGTGGTATGCTTGCAGGTGAGCGTGTCATACTAAGTGGCAAGACCTTTACTAAACTGAGCGACCAAGGTAGAGCACTCATCAGTTACAGAGTGCTGTCTCCGCTGGTTAGGGGGTAACATGGTAAGAAAACTAATTCTATTACTGGTTATACTTGTAGCGGTGGGTGTCATCTCTCATCCGTTTAAACGGACAGAGAAACCATCGGTACGGGTATGGCAGATTGCAGATAGCAAGGCTTACGCCAAGGATAAACTGCTTGATTGGGAACAGAATCAGTATCGCTGCCTTGATAAGTTATGGGGTAAGGAATCTAACTGGAGACCCGATGCATACAACAAACATAAGGTAATGGGTAAGAATGCTGGAGGCATTCCGCAACTATTGGGCATGTCAACACAAACTCCAGCACCGCTCCAAATTGACAGAGGACTGGCGTATATCATCAACAGATACGGCACTCCTTGTCAGGCATGGAAGTTCCACAAGAGAAAGGGCTGGTACTAATGCCGAACTACGAATACAGATGCGATGATTGTGACACACAGGAAGAGCACTGGCGCGACATAGAGGAGCGAGACGAGTGTCCAACCTGTCAGCATTGTCTACGAATCATGCGCAGGATTATATTGCCTACGGCAGTGAAGTTCAATGGAACTGGCTTCTATTCAACAGGAGGATAATGACAGAAGATGAGATGCAGGGCTTACGCGATAGTATATGCGAAGGAATAGCGGAGTACTTTGATAACTATGACTGGGATAAAGCATTCCAAAAATACTTGGAGGATAAATGACAAAAGATAGATTACTACTGACAGAGATATTAGGACTAGAGCCGTATACAGAAATTACTGGAGAATGGGTAACTGGATACAATGCATGCCTTACTATAATTCAAGAAATGGTAGATAGGGGAATAAATAATGAAGGATAGTAACTGGGACTTAGACCTTAGGGCTGGGCTAGCAGGGGAGAGTAAGGTCGCTGACCTGCTCTCTCTTGACACCCTTGAGGTAAAGACAGATAGGCGTTGGCATGAGACAGGTAATATATACATAGAGACAGAATGCTGGATACAGACAAGCCAGTCTTGGGAACCATCAGGTCTACGAACGACGAAGGCTACGCATTGGGCTTATGTCCTAGAGGATTGCGTAATCATAGTGCCAACCTACAGGCTTAGAGAGGTATTGTGGGAGCGAGGCAAGCCTATCAACTGCAACATACCACCTAACCCCTCTAGGGGCTACCTGATAACACCAGGAGCCTTACTAGAGTATGCTAGAGAGGCGCATAACTTCGAGGTAAAGGAACAACATCAGAACTTCTTAAACGAGACGTATGGGTAGAGAAACACTAATCGGTTTGCTCATCTTGGGTTTCATCTTTACTTTTTTCGGGTTCATCTTGCCCAACCTCTTGTGCTACATCAACATCTAGCCAAGGTCGGAATCCGCCAAGGCGTGTAATCAGCCTCTTGATTGCACGCTTGTGGCGCATTCTTGCAGCATCATCACTAGGTAATTCAAGTGTCTCTGCTATTCCTCCGTATGTCAATGAGTTAGCATGCTTTTGATAGAGAATGTTTCTATCCTCATCATTTAATTTTACAAACCCAGCCTTAATTTCAGCCATCATAGCCATTAGATTACCGCCTTCAGCGGGAGCAGATGGCTTTCCTGGCATACCAAGGTCTAACTTAGGTGCTTCAGTTACATCGCCACGCAATACTGACGGCAAGATAGCCTCAACAACGGCAGCATCATAAAAAAATACATCTGACATTTCATAGCCAAGTGTCTTGGCTTTCCAGAACTGACAGTAATCTAAGGCTTGATTGCGAAGCGAACGATACAACAAGTTCTGTGCAGATTTCTTGCTGAACGCTTCCCACTCCGTTAACTTAAGTGGATGCAACACAAACCATTCATATAACGATTGACGGATATCCTCGCGGTCAACCATGTTGAACTTCTTATGATACTCATCTGCCACATGAGATACGATGTAATCCCACGGCTGTATACGGTCCCAATTCATTACCACTTCCAGGTCTTACCTTCTACTGTGAATGAGTTGTTGATGATTGGTACGATTTGTGGTACGACTGTGTTGCCGTCAACGTGGAGGATACCGAAGCCTTGCTGCCATGTGAATAGACCAGCCTTGATATACTTAGCGTTCTTGTAGTCCATAAGGTTGCCTAGTTCAAGTCCCCATACAGTCTTAGGCTTACCGCCACGATAGGTCTGTGTGTGGTGTGTAAGGCCCATACGGTGCGTGTGACCACAGGCTACGGACATTCCGCTACGCTTGGCTAGACCAAGGGCTGTAGCCCCTGCTGTAGGCTGTACGTTGCCCTCATCACCGTGCATGAGTAGCCATCCTGGGGCTAGTTCATACGGGTCAGCGTGGTACTCAATCTCTAGTTCTTTGAGACCAAGGAAGTTCTCAAGTTGCAACTCAGGTAGCCCAAGTAATCCTGGCGCTCTCATTGCAACGGTGTTAAACAATCTGTCTGTGTGGTTGCTTCGTACCATATGCTCGATAGTTAAATCATATAGCACTTGACGTGTCATATCCCTATCACGACCAATGGTGCGTTCGTACTCTAGTTCTGTACCCTTGCTCCACTTACTGATGGTCTGCATATCCATCTCATCCCCGCAAGATACAACCGTATCTGGCTGGTATGCCTTAATGAATTTGGCTATAGCATTGACTGCTTGCACATCATGGTAAGGAACTTGAAGGTCTGAGATGATTACGATTTTTTTCATGGCTTCTTTTTAACCACTTTCTTGACAGTCTTCTTGGGTGAAGGAGTAGCCTTCTTAGTTGCCGTAGCGCGTCGCTTATTCTCTTTGGCAACGTTCTTTGAATGGCTCATTGCTTGGAGATTGCTAGCGCCATCACGACCAGCGCGACCACCATTATCTTTATGGTCCACGTCAGTGGTTTTAGGTAACGTCTTGCCTGTGTTCTTTTCAAAATCAATACGAGCCTTATTACTAGATGTCGTAACAGTAGTTCCGTCTTTTTTCTTGCGTTTGAACACATAGATTGGACGACCACCATTTTGTTTACTTCCTTTATACGGTCCGAATATCTTCATCCCATTGTCCTCTCAATACTAGCAATCCGATGATTGCGTAGTTAGCCATATCTTTAAATGAATCTTCTAATGACTCATGCTGTGGGTCTGCACCGCTATCAACTAAGTTGTTGATACGTGCTAACTTATCGTGCATGCGCACTCTAAGTCCATTGACCGCGCCACCTGGAGCCAATGAAATGTTCTTGGGACCGTAGTCCCTGTGCTTACTAAGCAACAAGTCACCAAGTTCTTTGACGGTTGCTGACATGTGAGTTTCAAGATGGACTTCACGAATTAGGGCTGGCGTGATATACTGCCCTATGTTTCTGTCAATCATTGTGCCCATCCGTGTCCTCCTCTAGTAATTCTTCTAACTCTTTGTCAATAGATGACATATGCTGGTTGATGATTGCCTCATGTACTAGGGCTTTCATATGTACCACATCTGTCTGTGCTGCATACAACGTAGCGTATGTAGTCTCTGCTATGCCTCTAATGGTATCTGGTTCATCTGCATGATGATAAATTTCTTCTAGCATGGAGCCGAGCATCAAAGCGTATCCACTCGGTAGTTGGTATACTGGTTCAAAGATATCTTCATCGTCCTCGATGAGATGATTAATGGCATCAAAGATGTTGTCAAAGTTAGTACCGCATACGCTGCACTGTGGGATATCAATCACTGTTCAACCCTATCTTATCTCTGATGAAATCTGCGCCATGCTTGACGTAGATAGAATTGACATCTTCGCCGTCTGGCATGGAGACGATAGTAACTGGAAGTTCTCTAGCAAGTCCTGCTGCAAACTCTTTTCCAGGTTGGTCGCCATCAGCGAATACAAATACTCTTTCAAAGTCTGCAAGTAATCTGGTGTAATGTTTCTTCCATGAGTTTGCACCTGGAACTCCAACGCAAGGGATACCGATGCACGAACTGAGCGTGATGGTATCAAGTTCACCTTCGCATACTCCAATCCAATCACCTGCCCTTTCTACATCTATTACGTTATACATCTTGGTCTCCGCACCAGCCATGCCCATATACTTGGGCTCAACTGCTGGATTAAGTGAGCGAAAGCGAAGGTCTACGACACCAGTCTTAGTCATATACGGTATCGACAAGCGACCCGTGTATGCCTCATGACCTGTCTCAGGCGCTTCTACTACGCCTAATCGCGCCTGACGTGCTACTTCCCTTGTGATTCCCCGACTTGCTAGGTAATCTTCCGCCAGATGAATATTTTCCGCGTACTTGGCTGTTGCTCTGCCCAGTAATTCCTTCTGCGATTGACTTTGCTTCACGTATGTCGCATCCTTCCTTCTTAGCAATAATTTGTATGCTGTTGCCGTTCATACCACAGGCAAAGCAATTAAAAATGTTCTGCCTTGTATTGAAACTAGCACTTGCATGCGAGTCATTGTGGAATGGACACTTGACATTTACCTGACCACTGGTGCGGTTGATGCTAGCACCGTAGTACTTGAGCACCTCTACAATGTCAGGTAGGTCATCGTTACTTGTCACCGAATACATCGCCCAACCTTAATACCAAATAGGAATCTGCTATCGACTTTCCTCTGGCTTTGATAACCACGGCCGAAAGGACGGATTTCTCTTCAATCTGTCTTGCTTCTGAATAATTTTTTGCTTCTGTTTGAGCCTCGCGTGACCAACCGCTGAGGTCAATAGCGTTGCCTGCCCCTGGGGCTTTACATTCAAGGATGCCAATTGATGCGTTAATGAAATCTGCGCGGACAACAACATCGCCTTCATCTTTGCTACCTCGTCTTGCAAGGCGTTCAGCGTCGTATCCAAGTCCTCTAAAATAGTCTTTGATGTCTGTTTCATATGTTGCTCCTCTAGCCTTATGGCTTTTCCTAGTTGTCATACGTTCTCTGGAATATCATCTATGTACATGTACTCTGGATTAAATGCTAACCAAGTCATGAGCGTACCGTTTGCATCTGCTCTTCCGTAGCGATTTTTGACTGATGCCACGCCCATTGATGTGCCAACTGTGCCGAGCGTGCAAATGAGAGCAGGGAGTTGGGATACTTTGCCTTGGATGGCGCTTCTTGGTTGACAAGGATTTCCAGGAACTGCTTCCGAAGTGTGATGTAAAACCACAATTGCAGCGTTAGTCGCTCTCGCAAGGTATTTCAACTCCTTCATAATTGCTCTCATAGATGCGAACTCTTCGCCCCCATCTGTTGCAACATCCATGAGGTTGTCCAAGACAATGAGAGATGGGCTAGTGCCCCACAACTCTTCAAATGCTTGGACTTCCTCATCAATGTCTTCTAAGGTTGGTGACGATTCAAACGACCAAACTATGTGACTTCCCTTTTGGAGGACTGCCTTTGTCCAACCAACATCAGTATTAAGTTTCTGTTCGACATCCGATTGACTTTTCCCCGAAATCATAGATGCTAGTCTCATCGCCATTGTATGAGCATTGGTATCTGCTGAGATATACAATGTTGGTACGTTGGTCTTGAGGGCCAAGGCTAAAGCAAGTGTTGATTTTCCCGCCCCTGGTGCGCCTGCAAACATAGAAACTTCTGAACGCCGTATAATAATCTTGTTCTGTTCAAACGCCTTAAATGAACTAGGAAGGGGTTCTCCGCCGATTGAGGCTCGTCCTACTGAACGTACTAGAGTTCTCATTCTGCACCCTTCCTAGTTATTTAAAATGGAAATTGTTGTTCTATTAGTTGACTGGCTTGCATTGGTCCGCGCCCTGAGGCATCGGACAGACCCACATCGCGTAAGGATTTCCCGTCTTGCTGGAGATTCCCGACTTGTACTTTCGCGCCCCATGTTGGCATGTTGGTCCACCCTGTTGTGGGGTTGTCGGAGCCGAAGCGAATGGAGTTTGCGCCTGGGGCGGAATCGAGGAGAGCGGAGGCATTGTGCCTGTAGTGGTATCGGTAATCGACAGGGGGGCTAGGGTACCTGCTGACGCTAGCAAACGCTGTGTTGCATGAATCTGTGTAGAGTAATCTCCGATACCTTCTAGGAGAACGCTTAGTTCATCTGCGCTGTTGGCACGGATGTTGATTAAGTCACCAGTTGGTAACTTGTAGTTGACTTGTAGTTTCCAGTCTTCGGCCATTTATTTGTCCTTTTTAGTAGAGAATTGACAGTACTCTGTGAGTCCACACATGTACTGGCAACTGTTTGTGTTGGGCAAGAATATAGCATCCTTGCGTGCTTTGTCAAATGTTTCGATGAGGTACTCCATCTTTTCCCTAGTGTACTCAGACAGGTCTACCATTTCCGAGATATTGTTACCGCGTGACATGTAGTAAGTGCCCCACTTGACATCAATACCAAAGGTTTCTTGGATACCTAGTCGATAGAAAGCAAGTTGTAGGTTGCTGGTTGGTGTGCTCTGTGAAGTCTTGAGGTCGACGATTACCAACTCGCCATTGACCTCAAAGACACGGTCAATAATCATCTTGACTGCCACATCTTTGATGACTGGTGTCAGGGCAAGTTCAATCCCTGGGTTGCCATCTGGTGCCTTCCAGATTTTCCAATTAGCATTAGTCTTGCGCCATGCAATGTATGCCTCGACCCACTTGGGTCCAGTAGTTTGCCAAAAGTTCTCATCTTCCTTGTTGGGATTTGCTTTAGTGGCTCTGCCACCAACTCTTGCTCCAGTTAGGTCCGTGTCTCCTTTAGACACATTCCATGATTCTGTCCATAGATTCTGAACATCATTTATCATAGGTTCTCCTTGTCATAGGTTTCGCATGCAAGGTGGAAAGCAGAGCCCCCAACGGACCAAACCGATGGGGCTTCCTGCTTGTTGAGTAGTCTACCAAGGTAGTACTGGTAGCCACAGGTAAGGTAAGTGGTGAACGCAGAGTAGGATATATGCTCTGGTAGGGTGTATTCTTCTAGTTCGATTGACATATTAGGAGTATAAGCCCAGGATGGGCGATTTGTCAATTGTTAGTAATACTTGACAATTGGGAAATGCCGTGTATACTTAGTTATGTAAGTACTTATATATAATATAAGAGCCTTCGGCTCTATCATAATATATATAATATAATAGATTATACATACGAGGGAGTACTATGTCCAACTTTACTGAAACGGTATTGGCAACCCTGACGGGTATTGCTGTATACTATTTGCTAGAAGGCTTGTTCTATGAAATTAAAGCACGTATCCGAGGCAACCAATATATTAAGTTCCTTGAGGACGAAGAGGATGAATTCTGGGATAACTAACCCTTAGAAACGACAAAATTCCCCCTTACCATAGTAGTGGTACTAGGGCGAGGGGGATTCTTGTTTTTAAAAGGGTTACTTAACTAGGCCAAAGTCCTTTGCAGACTTGTCTAGTGCCTTGAGTGCTGGAGCGGCAACCGCTGCTGCTGCTGCCATTGCTAGCGCCTTTGGGTCAGCATTACCTGTTACGAATAGCGTAAGTGCTGCTGCGAATGCAGCGCGAAAGTATGATAGGGCAACTGCCTTAACTTTATCTTTGTTCATTATTTGCTCCATTTTGGTGTACCGAAACCCACTATAAAAACAGCGAGTTTTCTAGGGTTGTTATTTTTGTATGCGCGGATGCGCTGGGCTACTTCTCCTCCATTGGCTTGTGAGCCTTTGGCTTTATGTTCTGGAGAAGTATTTCCTTCGATGGTAGTTACGGTACCATCACCGTTATCTTTTGTTACTATACCAACGTGTTCAACCGCTGCCCCGCCTTTGACAAAGTCAAAGAACACTATGTCTCCAGGCTTGGGATTAGAAGTGGCTTTATCAGCCCATCTCTTTAATGATTGGAATCCAGTGACTCCTGCTGGAGTATAGACTACATTGGGAATTTTTAGTTTAATTTCATTGGCGCACCACATAACGAATGAACCGCACCAAGGCTGTCCATCGCTACCCGTGAACTTACCATACTTGGTATGGTTATCGCCAGTCTCAACTGTCCCAATTTCTTTTGTTGCTACTTGTACAAAGTCGTCCGCCTGTGTCATTGCTATCCAATCAATTTCATTACTAATTCGTGTAATACTTCTACTTTTTCTTCTAACCTTGCTATCGAGTCTTTCATGCTACTGCCACCGTTGGGTTTTAGTTCATAAAGATAATGCTTAACCATCCACCTAATTGCGCCAGCAAAAGCGGTTATGATAGCGATGATAGATACGATTAAGCCAGCCCAATTTGCGGGTGTCATTTGCACTCCTAGAGTTATACGGTACGGATAGTTATGTTTACTACGCCACCAAAGCCGCTGAATCGCTTATCTGGTGGGGTCATGCGTGTGAATGTTATTTCTTCAATAACTGCTTGACGTGTTTCGCCAGTAGTTAAATCTTGCCAAGTGAGGATATCTCCACCTTGTTCAACTTCTTCAAGTGCCGTTAACTTGTCAAAGGCTTTGCCGTCGTAGCCAATCATTGAATTGTATCTATCTGTTTCTAGGTCGTAGCAATAAACAGGAAATTGAATAATGCGCTGGCGGGGTGTAGCAATAGTAGCCTTGGCTTGATAGCCCTTAAAGATTGGCCCCTGGGTATTATCTGTTGCATCACGATAGAGGATGAACTTGTAGGCTACGTACTCTTGTGCTGTTGCAGGAGAAGATGTAGCAACCTCAATAGATGGAACTGTCACATCGTATGAGATGTGGTCATACTCAACGCCGTTCTTATCCACTGTTTCAAGAGTCATAGAACCATAGGTAAAGTCTCCACGACCAAGAAGGCGCTTGAAGTTCTTGGGCTCTAGCGTTCCATAGCGGATGTTACCGCTGGTTAGGTATCCGCTAGGGGCTAAGATTGTTGTAGACTGTACGGCAATGCCATTGCTACCTGATGTTGTAAATGCGATTTGGTTTGTGTTGCCGATAAAATCAACGCTTGTGGCATAGCCAGTAACACCATCGAGGAATGTATCTGTTGCGTAAGCAAACCTAGTATCAGCAACCTCATTAGCCAAATCAAGTCTGTATAGACCAGCAAAGCCACCAATGCTTCCAGCAATCCAAACGTATGTATCTCTAAATGCAAAATCAGCACCAGTATTATCTGCTTCAATAATCAATGGGCCATACGTTAAGTCGCCAGTTACATCTGAGATTTTTGCAACTCGAATACCCTTGTTAGTACCAATCATTAGGTAGCCCAAATAAGATTCAATTTTCTTGATGTACTCACCAATAGGCATTTGCAGAGCAATTACACCTGATGTTAGTACTGGCATAGAACCATTAGATGTTAAAGTAAACTTATAAATTGCAGATGTTGTTCCTGCATAACCAGCAGCATAGATGGCCGAGCCACCTTCTGTGATAGATGTCCAAGTCCAAGAGGAATTAGGGTGTGTATACACTGGGGTTGGAAGTGCAGCGTATACACCAGCAGCAGAAGTAAGTTCATAAATAGAGTTAGTAATACCAGCAACTAAACGTTGCTTGACCCAAGCAAGTGTAGTGCGACCACCTGTTGGGTAGTACTCAGACCAACCAGTAGATGCAGCATTAAGTGGGCCTTGATAGATGTGGTCGGAGTCTGCTGCAAACAAACGTGTTCCATCAGTAACTACGCTGCCATCAAGGATATTGCCTAGACCTGTTGGTGCGTAAGTGGTAACTACTGTACCATCAGCCTGAAAAGATTTCATTGTTGTAGTTCCAGGGATA